GAAGAAGGTACTTTTGCTCCCATCACTAGATCGGGAGGCAAAGTTGAGTTTACACAAGGTATTATGGATAACATGCCCTGGTATAGAACACTTGACACAGGTAACTTTGTTGTGCCTTGGGGTACTGATCGATGGGAAAACACATGGTTTGTAGCAGAGAAGATTAGTAGACATGTAGATGATGTTGTCAATGACACAAGACTATCGCATAGAAAAGAGATACAGGATAGAGCTTATAAGAATAGAAAGAATTATCAGACACCATTCTCTGAGACTATTACAAACAACCCTAGAGAGACGGTAGATTTATGGGAAGTAAGAGACAAGAGATCTGGTAAAGTATTTATAATAGCTCCAACAGTTACAGACAAAGTGCTGTATTATAATGATGATGAGTTGCAAGTTAATAATGGTTTACCTTATTTTCCAATAACATTTAATCCAGATAATGATTGTTTTTGGGGTATACCAGATATAAAAATCTTAGAGCCTTTTCAGCGTGAGATTAATGAGATTAAGACGCAGATGATGAGGCATAGACGATTGTCTATTGTTAAGTTTATTGCAACAGCAACGGCTATTAGTGAAGATGAGGCAGCCAAATTACTTGATGAAGACGGACCCGGTCTAGTTAGGGTTCTAGATATAAACGGGATCAAGAATATTGAGGTAGCTCCAATTCCTGATAGCCTTCATAAAGCTGAAGACAGAATAATGACTGATGTGCGTGAGATTATGGGTATGTCTCGCAACGAGTCAGGCTCATTTGGAGAGGGATCAGCCGATAGAACAGCAACAGAAGTAAAAGCTATTAGAGAAGCCGCAAGTATTCGAGAAGATGAACGAAGAGATTCTATTGCAGATGCTCATGTAGGTATGGTACGTCTGATGCACGAAGTTATATATAAGTATTGGTCTGAAGAGCAGGTAGTACAGGTAGTAGGTCCAGATCAACTGCCAGTGTGGGTATCTTTTGTGGGAAGAGAACTTGCCGGATATAAGTTCTTTATTAAGATAGATCCAGATCAGTCTGTTAGTGAGACAAAAGGTATCAGAGAAGACAGAGCGCAAAGAATGTATGGTTTGCTAAAAGATAACCCTCTAGTCGATGCTACTAAATTAACTAAATACCTATTAGACAATATGATTGGAGTTCAGTTTGATGATATGCTTCAGCCCCAAGAGGGTGCCGGAGGTAGTCAAGAGAATCCAATGCCAATAGGTCAATTTGCACAAATGCAACAGCCAGGAGCCGGAAATGCGTAGATATAAAGGACAACACAAAAAGAGCCATAAAACAACAGCAAGGTCACATTTGCATAGTTTTCGTAGTTCATCTCATGCGGTTGCGTGGAATGATCCGATCTCTAATGTAGTGAAAGAAAAAGCCGCTGAACAACTAGAAGCTATTAAGGCTTTTACAAAAGTAGCAACAAAGACGGTAGAGAAAGTAACTAAAGCTAATCATAAAAAAGGTAAGTAATGGCTAGTCCTGAAGCAGTTCAAATGCTAAAAGAACTTCACGCTATGGCAGATCCTAATCGTGTGAATGACGAGAAAGATGTTGGCGCAGTGATGGAGTCTCAATATGCCTACTTCAGGGCGTTAAAGCAATTAGCACAGCAAGATCCAGAGTTAGAGCAACGTATACCAGAGTATATCAATAATAACTTTGAGATAGCAAATGATGCTAGTAGCATGGGCATTAAGTCTGGTAAACTCAAAAGCTTTCTTGATGAGAGAGGCACAGAGACTCTACAGCAGATAGCGCAAGAAGCGGATGCTAAGCAAATACAGCAAATGCAAATGCAACAACAGCACCAGCAACAACAGCAAATGATGGCGCAAGTACCTGAGATGATGTCACAAGGGAGTTTGCGATAATGCATCCTCAAAAATCAGCATTTAATAACAAGGAAACAAAAAGCTCTGAGCTAGTTAAGAAAGGTAATAAGATAGGAGCTAAATCTGGTTCTACTGCTGTTAAAGCTCTTAAAACATTAGGAAAATTTATGTGGAGCGCCCCAGCTATTGAGTCAGCATTTTTTCTTGAGTCAAAGGTAGCAGGTACAGATAGATTTGGCAGAGCATTAGATACTTCTGATGGATATAAGAAAGCTTTAAAAGATGATGAATTCTCTAAGTATTACTTAAAGCATGGCTCATTTCCAACAGCAATTGCCTCAGATACTGTTAATGAGGGTGCTGTTATGCATCAAATAGAATCAAAGATTAGGCAGAATAGAATGGCTCAGTTAATACGAGGAGAAGCTGGTAACAAAGAAGCAACACCAGAGCAGTTAGAGCTAGAGAAAGAACATAATGATTTTTTGAGCCAGTATGGATCTCAGCATGGTGATGAAAATGCTAATAAACCAATTCAATCAATATTTGATTTATAAAGAGAGGAGGGGATCTTATTAATGCCATCTTATGATTATCATTGTCAAGGCTGTGACAACGTAGAAGAACGATTCGTTTCCTATACAGAAAGAAACGAACAAAGTTGTTTGGAGTGTGCAGATACTCTAACCATCGCTTGGGTGAAATCCCAAGCACCTGTTATCTTCCGAGAGGATAATTATCAAATTGGTGTCGACAGCAGAGCCGGCACTCAGATCTCATCTAAGCGGCAATTGCTTGATCAGATAAAGTATGCAAACGATAGTAATCCAAACCCAGTAACTTTTGCAAGTGAATTTTATGGATAGTAAAAAAGTAGTAAACGATCAAGAGAACATCAAAAGGTTGAAAGAGGCTGAGAATAAACCTCCTTTTGCCACTATTAATGTCATATATACACCAATAGGTGGTGGCTATAATCTTGATATTAAGTGCAGTAACGCACACCTGATTGGAACCGGCAGATCTGAGAGGATCGCTAGTAAAATTAGAAAAGAAGTACACCGTCAACGGTACCATCAAATGGCACCTGAGGCACTCTAGATAGGAGAACAAAATGGCTGAAGAAGCACAAGGAACACCTTCGATGGGTGAATTAATGCAGTTAGTACAACAGCAAGGGCAACAAATCGCGTCATTGAGTACGCAGTTAGAGTCCGCTGGAGAACAAATGACTGCCTATACTGATGCATTGTCGCAGGATCAAGAGTATGAACCTGACAACGCGCAAATGTCTGAAGAGGAATTAGAAAGTATGACAAATGCACAGCTAATGGGCCACATTGAACAACGTGTGGGCAATGCTATTCAAAACGCAGTAGGTTCAGCAATGGAGCCGGTAAGTAATGATCTTGCCGCAACTCAGCAGTATATGCAGAATAATAATGTTAATTCGGAGATTAATCGGATGTCTAATCTTCATACAGACTTTCAGCCTTTGGCGAATGATATTGCAGATATTATTCAACAGAGATCCAATAACGGTTATAACATCTCAATGGAAGATGCTTACCATATTGCAAGAGCTGAACATCCAGATAAGGTTGCGAGTATCCAGAAAGAGCTTAGTCCACAAACACCTTCATTGGGAGGAGGTTTGTTACCGACAAGCAAAATGATTGGTGAAACAGGCGAGGGCCAAGATATGGGCTTTGACGAGGCAATGCAAAGAGCTTTTCAAGAAGAGGTCACAGATCAAGGCTTAAATAATCTATTCGATGAATCTGGAATAGCTATATCAGAATCATCATAACTTTAATAATAAGGTAAATTATGGCTACTGTTCGTTCAAGAACTGAGGCGTTAGACAGCTTGGCTGTCAGCACATGGCGCCACATGAAGCAACGAATTGCCGATCAAGTATTTAATGAAGTAGTATTCTTCGCATACTTGAAAAGTAAAGGTAAGTTGCAGACCCATCAAGGTGGGAAATACATAGAAACTCCGGTTTCTTATGCAGAAAATGATACGGTTGGTTGGATTTCAGACCAAGATGCGGTTAATATAAATGATATTGATCCGCTAACGACTGCTGAGTATGATTGGCGTTATCTAGTAGCTTCGGTTACTCGTTCGCAAATTGAAGAGCAGAAGAACCGTGGTAAGATGCAGATCATTAATCTGCTGAAACATAAGATGGAAGTGGCACAGAATTCACTTGTCAAAGAGATTGAATCTAGACTCTATAGTGGGTCAGATGCAACTGGCAAGGCGATGGAAGGGCTACAACATCTAATTCAAGATGATCCAACTTCAAGCACAACAGTTGGTAAAATCAATCAAAGCACAAGTTCATGGTGGCGTAATAAAACGCTAAACTATGGTACTAATGCTAACTTTGGTAATAATGACAGCCGATCATCTGCTGGTGCCAATGTGTTTGGTGCGGCTCACGCATCCGGTCCTGATAAAGGAATTGTTGCAATGCGAGAGATGAAGGACACTTGTTCTAAGTCTCTTGGTAATGAACGTCCTGACATTATCTTGACTGACTATAATATTTATCGTGCGTATAACGCCTCGATAGATGATCACTTGCGTATTGTAACACAGAAGGTTGGTGACCTTAGTTTTCAGACACTTACGTTTGAAGGCTTGCCCATTCTTCCATCGGATAATTGCCCGAAAGATACGTCAAGTTCTCTCACAAACGGAACATTTACAGCTACTAATCCTGGTAGTCGTATCTATATGCTTGATACAGATCATATCTATGCTTATTATGATCCAGGCATGTATTTCGACATGACAGAATGGAAGCCTGTTCCTAATCAATTGAAGCGCGCGGCTCAGATAGTTACAGCAATGAATATGATTGCTTGTAGCCGTCGGTCAAGTGCTGTAATACACAACTGCTTCACGGCAGCTGAAGGTTCATAAGGAGTAATTATGGCGAACACATATACCCTAGACGACAAGGGTCAAAAAGTCGTATGGTCGGGTGCTGTTACTGATGTGCATACTAATCAGAAAGAAGTCATTGGTTCGACTCGCTTTCATGGTATGAAAACATATCGGTATCATAAATTCGATCAAGGGGCTATAGCCGCTGTAGCTGGCAAGCTTGTCATGTTTAAAGCTACCACTCAGGATCTTGTTACATCCGATACGAGTGCTGGCGATACAACACCAGTAGCCGCAGGACTATTAGTTTCTGTGCCTGCTGATGGGCAATTTTGTTGGGTACAGACACGTGGTCCGGCTACAGTTAACCTAGCACTAGCAGGCAATGCCGCAGATGGGGATGGTCTCATTGCGGGGACAGATGGTGCTCTTACCATTCAGACAGCAGGTTCAATCGTTCCACCTTGTGCAGTAGCGTCAGATGCTAGTGCTAAGATGGTTTGGATGAACTGCGTAATGTAAGGAACCAATGGGAACTTTGACGCTAGGCGATATAAGAAGTCAGATCAAGCTTGCGCTTGGCAATCGTGAAGATTTAGATGAGCATATAAACTCTCTGATCAACACCTGTCAAATGCGTTTAGCTAGATTCTTTGACTTTGAGGAAATGATTTCTACGGGAGATTTAGCTATTGCTTATTCCGCAGATAGTCTAGCTGATGCGTCAATTTCCTTACCAACCTATACTAGAGATGTTCATAGCATCTCTATTATAGATGGTACGTCTTATTATAGTGTACAAGCTGTTGATAGACGTACATGGAAGACAAGATATTATAACGCAATAGTAAGTAGTACAACTAGTAGACCTACTCAGTATTGTGTTTTTGCAAACATTATTGAAATTTTTCCAGCTCCCGATAAAGCATACACGGCAAAGCTGAGAAGAAGTACATGGCCTTTAGATTTAACAACTGATGAAAGCAAGTCTCAGTTAAGCCAAAAAGATGATTTACTAATAGCTCTTACAATCTGTTGGACACTATTTCACTTAAATAATACAGAGAGAGCAAATGCTTACTGGGCTATATTTAAGTCAATGGTCAAAGAGGCTGTTGATTCACAAACAGTTAAACCCGATTTATATCAAAAGTTAGATTCTGTAAGTCCGATACAATCACAGTATTGGAAAGATCCTTTTGTAAGAAACCTAAGCTACGGATCATAAATGGCTAATAAATATCCAAATTCAGAGGCAACTCCAGCTAACACCGATGACGCGTTAGAAGGCCCGCAAAGGATTAGAGAAATAAAGCAAGCGTATAATGAGCGTTTGTCTAGAGATCATATTATAGGTGGTGTTACTAGCCCAGATGTAATTGCACAAGGGGCAGATAGTAATGACTCAGGGTATCATAGACGCTTAACTATAAAAGAAGAGACATCTGCTAAAGGTAGCGAAGCTAATACACGTTTAAATGGTAGTAATACTGGAATAAATGACAGCACTACAGCTAAGATGGCTGAAGTTTGGGTAGAAAAACATTCTGGCACAGGCGACGAAACTTCTATTTGTTTTATTGGAACTGAAGGGGCTGGAAATCATAGATATGTTGCAACTACTACGCAGACACAAACACTTACAAATAAAACATTAACTGCTCCAGTTATTAATGATGCAACACTCTCAGGAGGTTCTGGTAGTATAAATGGAGTTGCTATTGGGACACGAGCGGCAGATGCAGGAGCAGATCCCGCAGTAACAGCAGGTGCAGCGGCTGGTAAATTTACTACTCTTGAGTCAACAGGAAATACTATTATAGGCGGTGCAGATACAGATACACTTGTACTAAAAGCGGCTACATCTGGTCTTAGTTCAGATGAGAGTGGATATGCTGGAGCTAATAAATTTTATGCCGGACTTGCCGGTGAGGTTAGAATGTTTGCTGGAGGTTCTGCTCCTTCTGGATGGTTATTGTGTGATGGGGCTCAATATGCAAAATCAGATAAAGCTGAACTTTATGCAATTATAGGTGATATTTATAATGCGCCTAGTAATAGCACAAGTTCTGGCACATACGCTAACTATATTGCTAACAGTTCTCATTTTAGAGTACCTGACATGAGAGGTCGCATACCTATTGGGGCTGGAACTGGAAAAGCTTCTCATACTACTGCGGGTGCGGATGGGTTGCATCCCTCAGAAACTCTGACAGCAAGAACTCTAGG